GCTGTCATATCGGCCTGCCTCATAACATTTAACTGTGCTAAAGTATCAACTTGTCCCTGAACTGGGACACCAGCTGCTGTCATCGGATTATTGATAGCGTGAGCAACATTAGAAATACCATAGTCATAATCAAAATTCGGATTCGCCTGGCCGAGAGTTCCTAGTCTAGTGTTTATGTCAAGAAGAACAACAACAACATCAATTATAGTACCATTAGGTTCTAACTGCGTGAACGATTGACCCAAAACTGACGCAGCACCACGTTGAACTCCAGCATTAAAGCCTGCGGTTTGATTGCCTTTAACAGTCACAAATTCTGTAGGCTTGGCTGCTACCCAGGGCAAATGTGCTAGAATCCATAGAACTAATTCTGTCGTAAATCCATTCCCTATCATATCACTAGTACAATAGATGATATGCGGTGGAACAGCAAAGCCACCGATTGGAGCACCAGCTGGTATATTGCCGGCAAAGTATTCTGTAACATCAGTCAAATTCATGGCCCATAAATGCATGCCAGTTATAGCCGCACCTGGATTATTTGGAAATAAAGGAGCTACAACTGGTCCTGTCTGATCTGGTTTTACCATGTTACCCCGAATCATATTATGTATTGGACAATACCTCGCGTTCGTACAAAATAACATAGTATACATGTAAATGGTTGCAAGTATCATAGCGTTAGAACCTCCTGCTGGATTATGATTACCGAGTAGAGGATCGCCGGCAGTCTCACGCCATAAAACATAATTGACACTGCCATTAGCCAGTGCTGTATTTACACCCAACGCCTTAATCAAATCTTTCGCGCTATTAGCTTCCAAAGCCTGATCAAATGCTGTAGCAAGAGGACCACTAACTAGACGGGGCCCTGCACCACCCATCATCATACGTGCGACTACTGAACATGTAGGAACAAGTGCTGCAGAATTAGCACCTGGAAGCCATAGATTAAGAGGATAACTGCTGAAAAAGTTGATCAATCCATCAATAGTAACAGCAATACTATTGTTCGTCTTTTCACGACGTCTACCTCTATTAATAAAATACCCATCATGAACATCACTGCTCAATATGTTACCCGGACCCATATGTTGTGGCGGATCTATACTATGCAATGTTTTGCCAGACCAAACCTTTTCTCGGTTTAGCACTTCAAGAACTGCGTTAAGCAGTTTTACAATATCAACTGGACCAGAGTTTGGTTCTATACCTTCGGTTGTTAAATCTTTCTTTTGTGGTGGACGGCCAAACAATGATGCCAGTGAATCAAAGCCACTTTTAGCACGCATCGCACCGAGTGTTACATGATCTAAAACAGATTTGTCGTTTATAGCATTCAACTGTTCAATCATAGTTGCATCCGCTGCCAGCATAGCATTTTTATCTTTTGCTACAGCATATGCCAAATCGTGTTGTCTTGCAATTGCATCTGCATTAGACGTGGGGGTTACAGCAAATCGTTCAGCTAGATCACGTAATGTTTGAGAACTCGCAAGAGTACCGCCTGAATAGTTTGGACCTATATACTTGTTATCACCAAGAGTCGTTGTTATTTTATTAATTAAACCATCAAAAACGTTTGAATCACGAGAATTATTACGCAACATTTTATCAGCTTGTGATCGTGTAAGCTTAAAACCTGCTTGCTCCTCCATAGCACGAAGTATTTCGGCCTCAACTTTACCACGCTCCCCAATCATTTGTTCAACTGGCGTCAGAGCGCTCTGAATGATACCATCATAGCCAACGGGATTTGAAGGTGAAATTGTATCCCCAATTGAGTTAACTAGCCCTGGAATTACGTCTGTTACGACTTTCTCACCTAATTCTGCAGTTAAAGC